CGATTCTCTGCCAGCTTTATCGATGCGCCAGTTGACAGCCAAGATTCTGCACACGTAGCGGGGCGCGGCAAATGACCACCAAAGCCGCAGATGTGCTTACCGCCGCCCTGGGCCACATGCAGGACCGTGCCGCCACCTACGACAAGCCCGAGGGCGAGCGCAGCATGCCGGCCACTGTTGCGGCGTTCAACGCGCTGACCGGTCACGCACTAACCGCTGAGCAGGGGTGGCTCTTCATGACGGTGCTGAAGCTGTGCCGCACGCAGCAGGGCGGTCACCGGCCGGACAACTACGAGGATGGCGCGGCATATTTTGCGCTGATGGGGGAGCAGGCTACTTGTGACAGGGCGATACCAGTTGCTCCGACGGGGGCCATTGACCCAAACCGTTCCAAGGGCTACGGCCCTTGCGATGAAAACGGCTGGCGTAACTGGAACGGCAAACTGGCGATCCCCCACGGCGACGTAGAGGTACGCAATCGAGCCGGTAGCATTCTGCGAGGTCAAGGGGAGTATTTCGACTGGTCTCTCAGTGACCAGATCGCCAGCAACTACGATATCGTGGAATGGCGGTGGGCCGTCCCCGTGTGACCGTCACACCAACCGCAGTAAAATGAAACCCGGTCACGCAGGTGCCGGGTTTTTCTCTAGCATCGCCCGAGCCCGATCGACCACACCTGGCGTCAGGGGCTTGCCGTTCTCGTCGACCAACACGGTGACTGTGCTGCATTTGCAGTTGATCATGTTGGGCACGATCGACCACCATTCCCGCTGCTGCTGCACTGTGTACAGCTTCCCGTGACGCGCCCGATGCGAGGGGCGAGTGGTCGGGCTCAGCGCCGACATGTGCATCTCACGCGTCAGGATGCCCAATTCGGTAGTGGCCTGCTGCGCTTCCTCAAGCCGCGCCTGGCGCAGCGCTCCCGGGATCTCGGTCCGTGCGATCCGTTCGGCGCGGCGGTACTCAATGCCGATCTGATCCGCCATGCGCTTGGCCACGTCGCGAGCGTTGCGCCCGGCGGCCAGCCCATCCTGCAACACCTGCGACATGTGGGACTTGACGCCCTCGGCGTAGCCCCGAAGCGTGTCGGCCACTCGCACCTTGAGAAAGCCCAGGCGCGTGCGGTACGGCTGCGACATGAGCAGCGCTGTCAAGTTGGGCCGGCTCGCTGCGTAGGCCGCGCTCTGTACCGACAGGTTGCTCAGCTGCTGCGCGGCTCCCTGCTGATACGCAGGCTCGACGGCTGCTTCGGTGAACCACAGGTCGCCACGGTCGTTCTCCAACAGCAACCGGTCCACCTGGCGCCCAACCTCGTCAAGCGACACGGCCAGGGCCTCGGGCGTGATGTTGTACTGCGTCACGTCCGCGTTAACCTGGATCACCTGCGACGGGATGGCGTTCAGTGCAGCCACGTACAGCAGGCGCACCTCACGCAGCCGTCGGCTGAACTCGGCGATGGCGCCGCGCTCGCGCCGGTCCTGGCCCGTTGGATCGGCCGGGTTACTGGGCAGTATCGGCTGATGCGCCATTGTCGTCCTCCGTTGGGTCCACTGGGTCGAGGTCTGCAAGCGGTGCGAGGTCTGGCTCGAGCTCGAAGCCCGAAGTGGTGACGATGCGGTCCACGCTGAACACCCGGTCGCCGGTAGCTGCGGCCATCTGGTTGATCTCGGCCATCACTTTGGCGTTGGCCAGCTTCTCCGACTGAGTCGACTCGGTGAGGTCGGTCCAGACTACCGTGAACGTATCACCTGGCACCGGAGGCAGCAGCTTGAACTGGATCAGGTGGCGCACCAGGGTGTCGATATCGTCGGTCAGCTCGCCCTCGCGGCGACCCTGGCCCCGCTTGTTGAAGGCTTCAATGTCGCCGCTGCTGGCGCGCTCGCCAGTCTGGCTGCCGCTGATGATCTTGGCCGGCATCTGCACCGACGCGGCAAACGACATCAGCGCCACGTTGAACGGCGGCTGCGGGTCGGGGACTGTGGAAACCAGGGTGTTTACTTCAGCGCCCTGCAGGCCCAGCACCGAATCTTGGCCCCGGTTCATGCCCTTGGCGATCTCGTCGAATGCCTGGTGCAGATCCTTCAGCGGCACACCGTACGTGGCCGCAATCTGCGCCATGTCGGTGCCTTCCTTGAAGTTGATGGCCAGTTGGCGGGACGAGTTCTTCAGGTAGGACTCACCAGCGCCGCCGATGATCTTCTCCATCGTCACGCAGTCGTTGTAGCCGGCCTTGAGGAACGGCACACCATCGCGGTAGTCGCCCAGCACCACAACCCGCGTCCAGTGGATCGAGACGGAGATGCCTGAGTCCGTGCTCTCGGTGTTCTCTTCGACCGCTGGCTGCTCGTAGGACCACATGACCGGCTGCCCGTAGCGCTCCGACTTGAGGTCACTGTCCCACATGGAGGGCTTGAGCTGCCCTTGCCAGGCCGGAATCAAGCGCTGCAGCACGCCGCTCACCAGTGGCTGGTCCCAGGACTTGTTGTCCTTGACCTGCAGGATCAAGCCAGAGTAGTTGCCTACCAGGCGCCGGCGGTCCGCCTGCTTCACGGCCTGCCACAGCTTGACTCGGCGGGCGAAGGCGTTGAACTTGCGTTCCCACTCGGTAACCTCGCGCTCTTCGTCCACTTCGTCGCCCTGGATCACTTCAGGCATCGTCTCCCAGCACTTGTCGAGCAGCAGCTGGATGGCACCGTGGGCGACACCGTGACGCTCATACAGGCGGTAGAAGTCTTCGAAAATCGGGTTGCTCGGGAAGCCATACTCGCACCAAGCCTGCGGGCGCTTCGTGTCGCTACCCCCGAGACTGCCGCGGTAGGCCAGGCGCTGCGCCAGCAGGTAGCGCTCGGATAGCTCGTTGACGGCGAGCTCCATGGGTGTAGGCATGGGGTGATGCTCCAAGGTTGGATGTTGGGCCATGGTACACTACGAGGCACATCGCTAGAACGGTTGACACTTGCGTCACTCTGTTGCAGACTGCGGGCACATCAACCAACGGAGCAACAGAACATGGGCTGCGATATTCACTTCTACACCGAGAAACGTAACGCCGAGACTGGCAAATGGGAATTCGTGGGCGAGGTAACTCGGGAGGGCGAAGGCGACGAAAAATGGGTAAGCGGAACGTCACTGTACGACGGTCGCAGCTACAACCTTTTCGCGATCTTGGCCAACGTCCGCAATGGGCGCGGTTTTGCCGGCTGCAAGACTGGCGAAGGCTTCGCACCGATTAGCCTGCCTCGCGGTATTCCAGAGGATGCTAGCGCGGAATACCGCGAGATTGTCGATTGCTGGGACTGCGACGGCCACTCGCACTCGTATCACACGCTCCGCCAGCTGCTGGACTACGACTGGGTGCAATCCACGCAGCTGCAGGGCTGGCTCGACGTAGCGACTTGGCTGGATTGGAGCCGGTGGGCTCGTGAGCAAGGGTTCGGCCCAGAAAGCTATAGCGGCTTCGTTTCCGGTCAGTCGGTTCAGCATTTGACGACCGAGCAAATGGACAAGTTGGTCGACGGTAAAATCTACCTTCGCGGCAATGAGCGGGCGGATTTCGTTAAGCAGCATGAAGGCTTCTACGGGCAAGCATTTTGGCAAGTGCCGTACTACCGAGCGGCGGGCGGGTTCATGAGCGAAACCATTCCGCAGCTACTCGCCATTGCCGGCGGTGTCGAAGGCATCGATAACGTCCGCATCGTGTTTTTCTTCGACAACTGACCTTCGCCTAACACGTGTGGTAACCTCTGCGCAATACCAGCAGAGGTTACTCACATGCAACTCTTCCGCCGCAAGCCGACCCTCGTGGTCAACTCCGGCGCCGCAGCAGCCCCGATGCGGGTGAACCTGCGCGCCGCAGTCAATGCCGCCGACATCCGCACCGAGATATACAACGGGCGCGAACACCTGGTGCTGCCGTCGTACACGCTGCCCGACAACGTGGTGATGAATGGCGGCTTGTACCCGGCCGACGAGATCGAGAAGAGCTACGCCAGTCTCGAGAACACGCCCGCGCCGGTGGGCCACCCGCAGATCGATGGCGAATACGTGTCGGCGTACCACCCTGCGGCCATCAACGGCTACTACGCCGGCGCGTTCAACCGTAACGTGCGCCGCGACGGTCATCGGATCTACCTCGAGAAGTGGGTGGATACCGAGTTCGCCAAGACCAACGCCCAAGGCCAAGCGCTCCTGGCGGCGATCGAGTCCAAGACCCCTATCCACACCAGCACCGGCGTGCTCCTGGAGCCGGAAGCAGTCACCAATGCCGCCCTTGGCTACAAGTGGATTGCGCGCAACATGCGGTTCGACCACGACGCCATCTTGATCAACGAGACCGGTGCCGCAACGCCAGAGCAAGGCGTGGGCCTGTTCGTCAACGTGGCCGATGCTCAACCGCTTACGGTCAACGATGACGTGCTCAGCGACGACAGCTACGAGGCCAAGCGCAGCGCCCTGACCGATGCCCTGCAGGCCAAGTATGGCACGGACGACACCTGGGTCTATGCGGAAGACTTCGACGGCGTCAACGTGATCTATTGCGTCGACGGTGACTACTTCAGCACGGGTTACAGCTACATCGACGGCAAAGTGACCCTGTCGGAGCAGACTGCACCGGTGGAGCGTAAGGTCGAATTCTCTTTGAAGTCGATTGTCAATAAAATTTTGAACATGGTGCGACCTGCTGTAGTATCTAAGCCTGCACCACAAATCAACTCTGAGGCGATCGATATGACACCCGAAGAACTCCAGGCGGCTCTCGACGCCTCGGCAGCAAAGCAGAAGGAGGCCATCGTCTCCGCTGTGAACACCGCAGTTGCCCCGTTGCAGGAGCAGCTGACCGCCGTCACCCAGGCCAACGAGGCACTGGCGGCTAAGCTCAAGGCCAACACCGATGCGGCCGAGGCTGACAAGCGTGCAGCCGTTGCCGCCGAGCACGGCGAGCTGGTTGCCAACGCCCTGAGCGGCGAAGCGCTCGATGCCATGTTTGCCAAGTGCGCCAAGGCTGCGCCGCTGGTGCCGGGCTACGCTGCCAACAGCCAGGCTACCGATGGCCTTGGCGACACCCTGCCGGAGTAACTGACCATGTCGACCGCGAACAAAATCTTCCTCGGCAGCGTCCACCGCAACAACCCGGAGCAGCTGGAACGCCGCTGTTCCGTGGCTGTGAAGTCGGGCATGCTGGCCGTCACCACCGGCGCTTTCCCAGGCACCTTCATTCCGCACGCTGCAGCTGGCGCTGACCCAGGCTTCCGCTACGTGGTCAAAGAGCCGATTCTCGGCCCGGTGGACTACACCTACACCGTGACCACCGAAACCGTATTCGCGTACATCCCGCACAGTGGCGAGATCTACCAGATGCGCATGGTCAATGCGGCATACACCCTCGACCAGGCTCTCACCTCCAACGGTGACGGCACCCTGAAGGCGGCGAACGGCACTACCGATATCGTCGTTGCCTACAGTGACGAGGCGATCACCACCACCACCGGCGCGCCGTTCCTGCGCGTCAAATTCCGCTAAAGGGCCGCCAATATGAGCTGGATTCTCGACAAAGCCTCGGTGGCCAAGAGCCGCCAAGCCGCTGAACAGCAAAAGCACATGGTCAACATCCGCCGCATGGGCGTGACCGTGGACCAGCGCTTCGCCGCTGACGGCGACATCGACCTGTTCGCCAACGTGGGCCGCACGCCACAGGATGTGTACCGCGACTTCGATGCCACCACCAAGCAGCTGATGACCGGCGACGAAGGCAACGTGCTGCTGAACGACCTGCTGCCCCTGGCCCGCTCGGTGAGCATCGGCAAGATCGTTTCCGAGTACCGCAAGGTTTCGGACGCGACCCTGGCCCGCAGCTCGATCAGTGGTCAGCACAGCAAGCCTCTGGACCACGTGGCCTACGACTACGAAGGTGTGGTCATCCCGATCCACGATGCCGCATTCGGCCGCGAGTGGCGCGAAGTTGAAGCCATGCGCTCCGAAGGCTTCGATGCGATCGCGGACGACCAGGCTGCCTCGGTGCGTGCCGTGCGTCGCCAGATGTTCGACAACTTCACCAACGGCAGCACCCTGACCTTCAAGGGTTCGCAGTCGTACGGCATCAAGAACAACCCGGCCACCCAGCAGTTGAACCTGGGCGCCGGCGGCCTGAACGTCGACCTGACCTCGGCTTCGACCACTTTCGCGCAGATGCAGTCGGTGATCATCGCCGCACTGACCGTGCTGCAGGGCCGCGCGAACAACGTCGAGCAGGACATCGACTTCTACGTCTCGCCAGAAATCTGGTTCAACCTGCTGCGTACCGGCACCAACGATACCCGCTTCCAGACCTTCCTGGCTGGTCTGCTGGCTACCGCTGGCGTACGCAGCATCAAGCGCACCAACGGCCTGACTGGTAACCAGTTCTACGCCCTGGCCCTGAACTCCCAGTTCATCCAGCCGGTTGTAGGCATGGCGGTTACTACCACCCCGATCATGCGCACCACCCCTTTCAGCGACTGGCACTGGCTCACCTGGGCTGCCGCCGGCCTGCTGATCAAGCGCGACTTCGCGGGCCGCTCCGGCGCCCTGTTCGCGTCGTAAGGAGAACTGACCAATGGCGAAGAAATTTGAACTCCTGGGCGCAGTGTGGCAGAACGCCACCGAGCAACTGCCGGCGGGCACCGTGCTGACCTTCGAAGATGATGAGCCTTCCGGCATCTTCGTTGGCCGAGTGCGCGAACTGGTCGAAGCCGGCGAAGCGATCGAAGTGGCCTCACCGAAGAAAGGTGCCAAGGCTGCAGAAGCCGAACCACCTGCGCCACCCGCGCCGAAGAAGTAACTCGGCACAGGTGTCACAAGAGCCCCGCTTCGGCGGGGTTTTTGCGGTCTGCCGCACCGTGCTATGCTTGCCGCAATCAACAGGAGGCACACCGTGGCCGCAATCTACCGGATCAAGCAGGGCGAAACTGAATCGCCTGTCATGGACGCCAGCGCTGCGGCAATGGTCGTGCTCGTCACCTACTTCAACGGTGCCAGCCCGGTGCAGCCTGCGACTGACGCCGCGCTCAGCATTAGCCCAGACGCCACTGGCGAGACGTTCACCCCACTGGCCAGCTACGGCAAAGGGGAGTGGCGCTACAATGGCCCCGTGGTCCGAGTCCGCTTGGACGTGACTGGCATGGCCGGGGTCACAAGCGCTGCTGCATTCATCTGGCGCGACGATGAAGCGCTGGAAGCTGCGCCGCCTGGCGCATACTCCGGCACGAGAGCCCTGACCACCCAGAGCTACACCGAGGCCAACGTCAAAAATGGCGTCCAGTTCTACATTCAGCACAATCTGCCGCAACTGGCTGCGTCTACCGGGGTGTACAAGCTGCTGTTTACCACGGGGGCGAAGCCTGTTCTTGTGAAAGGTCGTGAGATGTATGGCATCGGTGAGACGTTCAGCCTTCAGGTGTACAAGCAGCCAACTGCCCCGACCCCCGGGGGTACCCTGCTTACCGTGCAGAACTACAACGACATAGGCGCGGCGGCCACGACGGTGACAGTGCGAGGCGGCGTAACGACCACTGCCGACGGCACGCCTTGGGGCGACCCACAGCGGCTGTTCGGCCAGAGTGCCGCCGGCCAGCGGGCAGGTTCAGGCCTGGCCCCGGGCGGAGACCGTGTGCTGAAACCGAACAGCACCTATCTCGTGGTGTTCCGCAACACCGGCAGCGGCACCGCGGACATCGACTATTTTCTCACCTGGTACGAGGGCGGCACTGACCTGCCGTTGCGCCAATGATCACACTTGAACAGGCTCAGCAGTACCTAGTTTCGGTCGGCATCGTCGCCCCAGACTTCATCGTGCAGCTGTGGGTCGACCGGGTCAACACGATCCAGCCGTGCCTCGATGAGCACTACGACCCGGCCACGGCTCTGCTGATCCAGATGTACCTCATAGGGCTGATGGGCGTGCTGGGCAACGGCGGCAAGTACATCACGTCGCAGACCGCACCATCGGGTGCCTCGCAGTCGTACAAGTACGGTGCCTTGCAAGACAACTACCGGTCGGCGCGGTCACTGCTGAACAGCCTGGACCCGTTCGGATGTGCGGGGCCACTTGTGCCAGCGGAACCGGGCGCCAGTGCAGGCATGTGGTTGGGTAGGGGAGGGTGCGACTGTGTCTAGCATCGCCCGCTGGAGCTACAAGAACACCGCCATGGTGCGACCGTGGCTCGGCCAGGACTTGGAGAACGGCGGCACCCTGTATGGTGACCCGTACGAGATCGCCTGTACCTGGGCTGCAGAGTCGCAGGAGATGCGCGACGCCACCGGCGCCGAGTTCGTCAGCAAGTACATCATCTGGTCGGAAGACCCGCGGCCCAAGTACCGCGATCAGATCCTGCTGAATACCGAAGCTGTGACCGACTGGCAGACGATCCGCGATCACATGGAGTGGGACATGGCCATGTTCTCTGACGTTCCCGATTATCGCACGGTGACCTGACATGCCAATCAAGGGGCTGGACTCTGCAAAACGCCGTTTCACCCAGGTGATCAATGAAATCGTCGACGTGAAAACGTATCGAACCGTCGAAGAGATCCTGATCATTGGCGGCGGCCACGCGGCGACAATGACACCTGTGGACACTTCCACGCTTATCAACAGCCAGTACCGCCAAGTCGAGCAACGCGCAGGCGGCATTCGGGGCCAGGTTGGCTACACGGCGGCCTACGCCGCTTTCGTCGCTGCAGCCAGTGGTAAACTGAAGGGCCAACCGCGGCCAGGTAACCGCGGCACATACTGGGCACCCGGCGGTGAGCCGAACTTCTTGGTTCGCGGCTTTGAAGATCCTGAAACGCAGGCTGCGATCAAGACCGCCATCAAGAAAGGAATGTCGATTTGACCACTCCGTACGACGACTTCAGCACTTGGTTCCAGGGCGCGCCGGGCTCAACCCAATACCGCCGTGCCAGGGGTACTTGGGTTGAGCCCTCCGGGGATGAGCCCGACAGCCGCTTTGCAGTGTTCCAGTTCCAGGGCGGCCCAAAGCCCGACGTGGACTTGATCAGCCCCGTGGTCGACGTGACGATCCTGGGCAAACGCGGAGAGCGCAACGTGGCCGGTTCGCTACCGGATATGGAGAATTTCGTGTACGATTTGGTGGCGCGTTCCATGTCCAGCACATGTAGCGGCAAGATTACCGGCATTCGGGCTATTGGCCTGCCAGTTGGACCCGGCTTCACCGAAGAAGACCGCCCCTGGTACAAGATCAGCTTCGAGTTGACCGGTGTGGCCCTCTCGGGCTGACTTTTCCAATCATAGAGGGTTCACACAA